ACAGCAGCGCGGACAGACCGTTGGCGGTCGTCACAACGCGTTGCTCGATGAACTCACCAGCGATCATTCCAACCGGCAGACCGGAGGCAATCGCGATAGCGTCAGGACCGCAGACGAAGCCCACGGTATTAGCAACCGCGCTAGTCCAACGGTTGTTTTCAGCGATCAAGTCGAAGCCAAACTTACCGTTAGCCAGAGCGGCGAAGCGACCATCAGGGAAGGTGTTTGCAGCGGCAGAGAACTGCAAGCGAGCCAGATGTCCGCCATCCAAGATCAAGCTCTTGCTGCGGTAGTTCTTAGCGAGAGCCAAGATCGCAGGAAGATCCGAGGTATCGAAATTGGCAGCGGTTCCGATGGTAACCGGCGAATCGTAGTTGCCAGCGATCATCAGCGCGGTGACGACATCAGAGATGCCGTTAGCGAAGAGATCAGCGGAACCCTGAGCGAGATCGGCCAGCTGGAAACCCTGATTGAGTTCCTGCTGGGTCAGCGAGAAGCTCTTGGTGATCTGGTTAACCGAGACGGTCGTCGCAGCAAGAGTGCTGTCGTCGTTCGTCTCAAAGTTGCTGGTGTTGGTCTGAGCAACGGAGCCAGTGGTGAAACGCTTCACGCGAACGGTAGCGCGGGGGCGAAGGTTATCCAGACCCACGTTTCGGCTGAAACCGTCGAGCATCGCCAGTTTGTTAGTGGCAATGGTGATAACCGCATCAGCGAGATAATCAACAACCAGCGTCGAGGTGAAGGTGTTGGTGTTCTGGGGAGCGTGGATGCTGTTCTGTCGGATCAGTTCGCTGTGGTTCTCGATCAGGAACTTGCGACGCTCAGCGCCGGCTTTGAAAGACTTGTGCTGCTCAAGCAACGGATTGCCCAAGTTCTGGATCACCGGACGCACCGGCTCAGGAGCAGGAGCGGCAGCGGGAGCCTTCAGCGAAGCTTCCAGAGCGGAAAGCTTAGCCATGATGGTAGCGAGATCAACGGAAGCGGCAGGAGCAGCCGCAGCCGTCACAGTAGTGCTATCGGACATATTTGTGTCGGGTTGTTGTGTTGGTTGCGGCAAAGAAACTTTGCCAGTTTCGCTGATGGCTTGATTACCACCGGCAGAAAGTTTGTCGTCTAGGGATTCGTCTTCCTCCCCTTCCTCACGCTCGATTTGAGCGTACAGAGCGCGGAACCAATCGCGTCCAGCAGCACCTCCCCAAAGGTTAGCGGCAACATCAGCGGGACTATTGGGTTCAGCCTCAAGAAAACGTTCATTGCGTCCCCACCAAGCGTTCGCTTTTTGGACCTTATCTTCGGTGGGAGCTTCGCCAGCCACCAGTGATTCAGCCTCAAGAACGGTTTGCTTCTCAAGACCTTCACCGGCAAGACCTTCAGCGTATTGCTCAAGACCACGGCGGAGGTTGTTCTTGACCGTCTCGGGAGCGGTCTTAGTGACAGCGCGGGGATGCCACTTCGCAGCCATCGCAAGCTGTTTGATGGGTTTGTCCACAAGACCAAAAGCAATCGCTTCAGGAGTGGTAAACCAAGTCTCCGCTTTCATTGCAGCGCGGATAGACTCGGGACTGCGACCAGTCTTTTTGGCATACACTCCAACCAGCACCTCAGCGTGTTGATCGAGAGCGTCGGCCATCTTCCGCATATCCTCCGAAGTACCGGAAGCCATACCGGAAGGGTCGTGAATCATCATCAACGCAGCGTCAGCCATCTCGACCTTATCGCCAGCAAGCGCAATGATCGAAGCAATGGAAGCCGCAATGCCGACAACGCGAGTGGTCACCGGAGCGCGACGACCGCGCAACTGGTTGTAAATCGACAACCCATCCCAAACGTTACCACCGGGAGAGTTGATCTCTACCAAAAGCGGACCATTGCCCACTTCGTTGAGAACGTCAGAGAACTGCTTACCAGATAGACCGCCACCACCAAACCAATCTTCGCCAATCTGGTCGAAGATTTGAATAGTCGCAGTCTCACCAGCGGAAGCCGCTGGAGCGTAATAAAGCCAGTCGCTTTTCTTAGTGAAGCTCATTCTGTTTTCTTAGCTCGCGGCTTGCGTTGTTTCTTTACTACAGCAGTGACAAGCGTGTCGTCAACTACAGGAGAAGCGTCTCCACCTTCAGGAGCAGCAACAGGAGTGGGAGCGTCGTCCTCTGAATCAATTGCAATAGCTGCAACCGGAACACTCGGAGCTTTCTCTTTCTGGATTGTGGAAATCTCAGAAACATCCAAGCCGTATTTTCCAGCCAACTGACGAACAAACAAAGCTTGCTGCGCTTTTGACTCTAGCGAAGAACGCCAATCAAGACCCCGCGCACCGTAAACCTCATCGTAAGTCACAATGCCAGCTTCCAACTCAGCCAACTGAGCAGCGGAATTACGGCCAACATCGACATTCGGAGAGCGCGGAGCGGTAATCGCAACTTCGTACCAATCAGAAGGAGCGTCATTCAGCGTAGGATCGCTCTTGATGGCGTACTCCATGACGTACTCGTAAATACGTCGAGCAGCCGAAGACATAACTTGATGTCGGGACTTAAACCAAACTGCCGACATATCCAGCGCACCGCGATAAACGGTTCCCTGCATCGACTCTGGATAAACAAGAACGTAAGGAATACCAACGCCAGCACAGACCTTTTCGGTTAGTTGCCGCCAATATTCCCGCATATTTACACCGGGACGCTCTGTAGCGAACTGCTCGAACGAATCACCGTTTTTGAGAACCTTAACAGCAGAGCCAAAAACTTGTTCGTAATAGTTCTCAGCGGTGTTCTGACCCGTCTGCGAGATTCCACCAGAGCGAAGACTGGAAGCTTGGATCTCACCGGAAACCGTCTTAACAATCTGAGCGACAGAAGCACCAAGCTTACAAGCTTCCATCTCCAGCTTTTGCAAGTCGTCGAGATCGTGAAGATCGTTGATAACGCACGACACAAACGGAAGACCCCTTAGCTGACCAGCGCGGTTTGGCTCGTAAATGTGGACAACCGAGTCAGAGCTAATCGAGCGGACATCAGTCAGATTACCCTGAGTCTTTTCGTTACCGATAAAGTAAGCGATTGCGCGACCAGTGCGCGGATCAAACCGGATACCGTCAAAGATGGTAAGATCTGACTCCATCCCTACCGGAGTTGCAATCGACTGAGCTTCCAACAACTGCAAGCGCGGTTTACCGCTCTCACCTTTGGTTAGCAGAATGAAGCTCTCACCATCAAAGAACCAACCGCGAGCGGCTTGGGACATCAACGTTCCAAACGACTGGCGAGAGCTAATGTCAGGATATCGAGACCAGATATCCCACCACTTTTTAGCTTTGAGATTCCAAGCCGGATCACTTGAAGCCGGTTGAACAGAGAAATTGGAACCGACAGTGTAAGACTCAAACAAGTCTCCCAATCTGTTCATTATCGCGTTGTTCTGTTCAAAGAACCGCGATTTGCGAACAATGGCTTGACGGGTCGAACTAGTTACGTCGAAACGAGCCGAAGTGTAAGACGTATCAAGATACGAACGACGCAGAGACTGACCGGCTCCTTCGTACTTGTTAACGGGAGAAGGAAACAGCTTGTTGGCTATGGTTTGCAGGATTCCCATTAGCTCATCCGAGTTGTGGCCTCACGCCTAAATTGAGTGAAATCCCCATAATACCGAGTGGTTGCAACAAGAACACTGCCAAGCATCTTGTTGTAAATCTGGAGATCGGATGGACTGGTGATGCCGTCTCCATTCAGGAGAACCACAGCGTAATCGTAATCACTCAGCAGTGATTCCCACATTTCCAACATTTCTCCAGCGGAAGCGGAACCTTTTCCGGGTTCAGCGAACTCAACCGAAACGTCAGAACTGGAAGTGCTGCGGACTAGCTGACCAGACTCCAAAGTGTTAGCCGCAACAGTCAGCTTTGCAGTCAAAGCTTGAAGCAAAGTCAAAGCACCAAGACTTGCGTATGTAGTACGCAAATATGAACGCTTAGTTGCTACGGTGTAAGTCACCACTGACGGGACTATTCACACAGCAGTCTCAGTGTCAAGCGGCAGAAGTTTCCGCTGTGCTGGATCTTAGGTCGTTCCACAACATCACCATTGCTAATTGCATGATCTCGCAATCGTGCAAATGGTCAGGCCAACGAGTGTTTCGCTTGAACCACAAGTGCTTGATTCGACCGGAGCGGTTAGCTGTTGGCTTCAAAACGTGAGAGTCCAAGTGCTTCCAGTATGTGTCAGAATCAGCCGCAAATGCTCCCTCAGCCTCAAGTGGTGCTGGCAAGCTGCAAACGGTCCATTGGTTAGTTTCCGATCCCTTACGGAGCCGCTGGAGAACGTCCCGCATATGCTCAGTGTCAAAGACAAGCAGCGGCTGGACGACATCGGTACGCATTGACGTTGAGGTCGTGATTCCGAAGGGATGGATCGAGCCAGTCTTGCTGGTAAATCGCGCACCAGTCTCTCGACCTTTCATTGGGAGCCAACCGATCAACATCGGCTTCCGTAGACCTCCCTCCGGTGGGTAGCGCAAGCCGCAGGGATAGGTTATCGGAGAATTACTGAGTTGGGAAAACTCCGCGCAAGCATCGTACACCGCTTGCGTATTATAGCCGGAGTCAATCCCAACATCCATGTCATGGACTTTGTAATGCAGTTGGATGCGTCGGAGGGCTGCGAAGTCATCGGCATGGCCAGCCGCAACCAGTCTTGAGTTGCCGCCGGACCATTCGCGGCAGACCCACCACAAGAACGGAGCGGCAGCTTGTACGTCTGCGGTGAGGTAGCGTCTGGCTTCTGGCATCTCAGCATCCGAGACGACCTCCACTCGCTCCTGTTGGGTCTCTTGGTTTTCCCACGGCTCAGACAACATTCCGTTGATGAATCCCTGCAACCCCATCATTGAAGACTTCGCTTCCAAGAATGCGACCGCGAGATTTCCCCAAGTGCATTTGCGATCCGGTGAGTAGAG